TATGAAGACAGACCTTACAATGTACATTCAGTCAGATGAGGACATTCTTAGAATTTCAAATAAAATTGGGTACTACGATTCATGCGTGGACTACTGTAAAGGTGTAATCAAATCTATTGATAATCGTGGGTGGGATATTCGTAATGCCACCGATTGGAAAAAGTTTGAAGCTGGTATGATCTAATGAATATATCAAAGAAGAACGAAGTTTATCTAGTTCTAGATGATATGACAGATTCTACTAGACAGGAGTTGACAGAGTTCTTTACGTTTGAAGTTCCCGGCGCAAGTTTTATGCCCAGCTTTCGCAGTAGAATGTGGGATGGAAAGATACGACTCTTCTCTCCAGCTACGGGTGAGATATACGTTGGGTTGCTTCAGTATATCAAGGGATTTTGTCAGAAAAACGCAATTGACTATATATTAGAAGAGGGAGTTGAAAATGAGCGGAATGTTGTACGTCAGGTTGTTAGAGATTTCATCAGAAGTCTCAAACCAAAATCTAAAGGGAAATCTCTCAAGGTTCGTGACTACCAAATTGATGCCGTACATTATGGTATTTCCAGAGATCGTGCTCTTCTTGTTAGTCCTACTGCTTCAGGCAAATCACTCATAATCTACTCGTTAGTTCGTTATTATCATATGATGGGATTAAAAACTTTAATACTAGTCCCTACTACATCATTAGTAGAGCAGATGTATTCAGATTTTGAGGACTATGGTTGGAGCTCTGGTACATACTGCCAGAAAGTATATCAGGGATATCCAAGTAAAGTTGAGAAAGACGTTGTAATTTCTACATGGCAATCTATCTACAAGTTGCCAAAGAAATATTTTGAACAGTTTGGTTGTGTGATTGGTGATGAAGCGCATATGTTTAAGGCCAAGTCACTTACTGGCATCATGACTAAGTTACACCAATGTAGGTACAGGTTCGGTCTTACAGGGACGCTGGACGGTACTCAGACGCATCAGCTTGTACTAGAGGGACTATTTGGTCCAGTTGAAAAAGTAACCACCACAAAGCAGCTAATTGACAATAAATCTCTTGCTGACCTTAAAATTAAATGTATTGTTTTAAAACATAAAAATATACGAGAGAGAATGACTTATGCAGAGGAACTGCAATTCTTAGGCGAACATGAACGTAGAAATGAATTTATTGCTGGGTTGTTGATGCATCTCCCCGGTAATACATTATGTTTATATCAACTAGTTGAGAAACACGGTAAGCCACTTCATGAAGCAGTCAAAAAATCTCAGTCTGAAGGATTCTTTGATGATAAATTGCGAAAGGTATTTTTTATCTATGGTAAAACCAGTACCACAGAAAGAGAAGATATACGATCAATTGTTGAGGGAGAAACAAACTCTATCACCATTGCGTCATATGGCACCTTCAGTACTGGTATTAATATTCGTAATATCCATAACATCGTGCTCGCAAGCCCGTCTAAGTCTAGAATTAGAGTGCTTCAATCAATTGGACGTGGATTGCGTCAGGGGGAGAATAAAGATTCCGTTTTGATATTTGATATTGCAGATGATATGACTTTTAGAAATCAGAGCAATTTTACACTTAATCACTTTCAAGAACGCATCCAGATTTATAACACAGAACAATTCAATTATGAAATTAGTAGAATTAACTTAATATGATTATCATAAATAACTATATGGAGGATGACTACGATGAACACAGACACATATAAAATCTTAAAACTCATTAGTGGTGAGAATATTATTTGTGAGCTTTCGGAAGAAAACGGTAAATATGAAATTTCAAAGCCATTACTAATGAGTGTTCAACAAAAAGAGACTAGAACAGGTATGACAGAATCTCTAGAGCTCTCAAGATGGGTCCAACCCTTTACGGAACAAAAAAGTTTCGCAATTGATCCTATACATGTTATTATTATGTTACAAGCTTCTCCCGGTTTGAGTATCTTCTATGAGAATGTGATATATAAACTAGAATATAACAACAGAGATTCTAAATTAACTAATTATACAGATAATGATATATATAATGAACTATTGGATGAATTAGAAACAGACAATAAATCAATTCATTAATGAAGTTCTAATGTATTTCTATAACCAAGGGACAAGCTTAATATAACACTATTTTATAGCATAGTCAAGGGTCTTTTAAATTATATTGGTCCTTGACTTTATCTTACCAATGTAGTATAGTAGGTAAAGATTAAGGAGAATACCCATGGCGAAATCAAAAGGCGAACACTACGTTGATAATAAAGCGTTTCTACAGGCAATGATCGAGTGGAAAGAAATCTGTAAAAATGCCAAGGAAGCTGACGAACGTATTCCACCTGTTACAAATTATATAGGTGAGTGTTTTCTAAAAATTGCACAACATCTATCATATAGGCCTAATTTTATTAACTACACATATAAAGATGATATGATTTCTGACGGTATTGAAAACTGTTTACAATATTGTTCTAATTTTAATCCAGAAAAATCATCAAATCCTTTTGCATATTTTACACAAATAATTTACTACGCATTCATTCGAAGAATTCAAAAAGAAAAGAAACAAACCCACGTTAAGAACAAAATTGTATCGGGCACAAACTATCAATCTTTTAATACAATGCCCGGTGATTCGACTAATTACAGTATCGATAATTCTTTTGCACTTGATAATCTTCCAGATGAAGATGTATATAAACCCAAGACGGTAGAAAAAAAAAGTAAAAAAGGACTAGAGAATTTTATGGATGATGATATTGAAAATGTTGCTGTGATCGGTGATGAGCGTTGAAGATTGTTTATTTTGGTGTAAGTAACGACTTTTATAAATAGTATAAAAGGAGATTACTATGGATTGGTTAGAAGAACTAAAGAATATGTCATATCCAATGGAAATACCAGAAGGTGCTATTGAAAATGGTTTGGGTATGACAAATGACCTTGCAATAGAATGGCATAAAAATTGTAGGGATGAAAATTGGTTTGCAAATATGAGAAAAAATAATTGGGATAAAATATGGAAAGATAATGATGTTCGTAGGAAAGCCCATTCAATCAAGATGAAAGAAACTTGGGAGAATAACAGGGAACTTATGACAGAGAACGCCAGACAGAATGGTCGCCACGGATTATCTGGAAAAGATATTCATAATACCCTTGACATTGAATATAAAGGCGTGATATACTATGGGTATCGTGAACTAAAAGAAGTGACAGGTGTATCCAAGCATCTATATAATAAGTATTATTTAAAGGGGATTGATCCAGAACCAAGAATTGGTAAGGATGGCCCAGTGACAGGATCGAAATATAACAAATGAAGATTGCCATAATTACCGATAGTCATTTTGGGGCTAGAAATGATAACCAAAACATCAATGATTATTTCTATAAATTCTACGACGATGTATTTTTTCCAACTCTAGCTAAACGGGGGATTACTGCCTGTGTTCATATGGGTGATGTTACAGATCGTAGAAAGTTCATTAGTTTTAAAACTGCCAGTGATTTTAGAAAGAAATTCATTAACCGATTTTCTGAGCTTGGAATTGATCTTCACCTTATCATTGGTAATCATGACACCTTTTATAAGAACACCAATGAAGTTAATTCAATGGAAGAGCTGGTAGGTTCTGATAGGTGTAACATCTACACTGGTCCACAGGTTGTGGAATTTGATGGTATACCAATTCAGTTTATGCCGTGGATTAATGCTGGTAATTATGAACTTGCAATGACAGCACTGAAGACTTCACCAGCACAGATTTTGATGGGACATTTAGAAGTAAATGGTTTTGAGATGCATAAGGGTTATATGGCAGAAGGTTCTTATGATAAAGAATTGTTCCGTAGGTTTGACCTATGCTTTAGTGGACACTTTCATCATAAATCCGACGATGGTCATATATATTATTTGGGCACTCCGTATGAGATTACTTGGAGTGACCACGATGATCCGAAAGGTTTTCATATCTTTGATACAGAGAACCGGGAACTAGAACGTATTATTAATCCCCATACAATTTTTGAGAAGATTTTCTATGACGATACTGTTAAAGACTATGCCAAAGAAGATGTATCTGTATATAAAGATAAATATGTAAAATTGATTGTGGTAAATAAGAAAGACCTTTACCAGTTCGATAAGTTTACGGATAGGTTGCTACAAGCTGATGCATTTGAGGTCAAGATCATTGAAGACTTCTCTGAGTTGGATGCTGACAATGTATCAGATGACATTGTAGAGAACACTGAAGACACTATGACACTATTGGAGAAATACATTGATCAGTTGGATGTTACTTTGAGCAAGAACCGATTGAAGAACACGATGCGGGCACTTTACACTGAAGCACAAAATTTGGAGTTATAGATATTATTCATTTTGAAAAAGTGCGTTGGGCCAATTTTCTTTCAACTGGTAATAACTTTACAGAGATTCAGTTAGACAGAAATTCTACCACATTAATTATTGGAGAAAACGGTGCAGGCAAATCTACTATTCTTGATGCTCTTTGCTTTGGTTTATTCGGCAAGCCATTCCGTAATATTAACAAACCCCAACTACTAAACTCTGTCAATGGCAGCGGTGCATTGGTAGAGGTGGAGTTTCGTGTTGGAACCAAGAAAGTTCTGGTTCGCCGGGGCATTAAACCAAATATCTTTGAAATTCATGTCAACGGTAAGTTGTATAATCAAGACGCTAACTCCCGTGACTACCAAAAATATCTAGAGCAGCAAATCCTAAAACTCAACTATCGCAGTTTTACTCAGGTTGTTATTCTGGGCTCATCTACCTTTATTCCCTTCATGCAGTTAAAGTCGAAACAACGGCGTGAGGTTGTTGAGGAAATTCTTGACATTCAGATTTTTTCTCTGATGAATATGATTCTCAAGATACAGCTGAAGACCATT